ATGATCAATGAAGATGGCGAACTAATTGTAGTAGACATTAAGACTGGTGCAAGAACACCATCGTCTGACTTACAGTTAGCTTTCTATGCTGCAGGTATGGAAGAAATGTTTGGCATTAGACCACGGTATGGTGCATACTGGATGGGTAGAACTGGACAGACAGATGAGTTGATTGACCTTGATTACATTAGCAAAGAAGATATCATAGAGATAGTTACTAAGTTTGACACTGCACGTAGGGCAGAATTGTTTATGCCCAACCTTAATCATTGTGTAATGTGTAATGTTAAAGATGAATGCAAGTACAAGAGAAAAGGATAGCAAGTGTTCGTTCGCAAAAGTAAGTTTGACTTTATTCAAAATGAATTAGATGAAGCATTAGCAGAGTTAGATGTTATGCAATTATTAATTCATCAAGCAACAAAAGAATTAACAGAAGCGCGTAAAGCAAAAGCAAAAGAAAGACACCCATCTTCACCAAAGAAAACAACAACAAAGAAAGTAGATAAGAATGGAAAGTAGTTACGTAGTAAACGTAAAGACCAAGGTAGGTACTATCATTACCGTTCGTGGTAACGATGCTACTGAGTTTGAAGCTAACATCAATGCACTAATTGGTAATGGAATTAACAACAGTATTGCTGCAATGGAAGAGTTGTTTCTTGGAATGCAACCCAGTCAACCCAGTAACACAGGAGTCAATACAGTGGTTGCTGCGCTAGGTGGCACAGTAATTAGTGAGACACCTATCTCAGTACAGCCAGCACCAGCAGTGTTCGCACCTGTAGCACCACCAGTAGCAACAGTAGCTGGTGTAGGTACAGCAACTAAGTCTTGTATCCATGGTGTAATGACTAAGCGTGAAGGTGAAGGACCTTATGGACACTACAAAGCCTTCATGTGTCCAACACCACAGGGTACACCAGATCAATGCAAGGCAATCTATCTAAAGAAGAACACGCCTGAGTACGCTACGTTCTAGTAGCACCTAAGTTTGAGAGGGTAGTGTAGTGGGGAAGGCTACCTACCCTCTCAATTATTATTGGAGATAAATGAAAACATTAAGCAGAGCAGTAGGTCGTCCTGACATTGGTGGTGAGCCAATGCCTACAGTATTCAGGACATTTGATACAAATCAAATTGTATTAAGACGAGCAGAAGTAAGTATGATTGCTGGCACACCAGGTGCTGGTAAGTCTACGCTTGCTTTGGCTTTAGCATTACGTATGCAAGCACCAACTCTATACCTATCAGCGGATACTAATGCACACACTATGGCTATGCGTTTGTATTCTATGATCACGGGAGTATCACAAAGTGAAGCAGAAAAAATCATATCAGAAGACACAGACAATTCTAGGAATAACCTTGCTCTTGCCAGTCATATTTATTGGAGCTTTGATTCTGCCCCTAGTCTTAGTGATATCGACGATGAGGTTACCGCGATTGAGGAGTTACTTGGAGAAGCACCTGCCTTAATTGTTATTGATAACCTCATGGATATTAGTATGGACGGCGGAGAAGAATTCAGTAACATGAGATCAGCACTTAAAGAACTTAAGTACTTAGCAAGAGATACCAACGCCGCTATCCTAGTGTTACATCACACACAAGAAGGTTATGTCGGAGACCCTTGCCAACCAAGATCATCCTTGCAAGGCAAGGTAGCACAGTTACCTGCGCTTATCCTTACCGTTGGACAGAATGGTGGTGGGTTACTAGGTGTGGCTGCAGTTAAGAACAGGTACGGTAAAGCAGATCAGTCTGGTAAATCACCAGTATGGTTACAGTTTAATCCAGAGTATATGTTTATAGCAGACATGGAAGAAGCAAGATGAAAGGTGTAAACGGAGCTTATGTCCGTGACAATCCTAATCCCAAAGAAGAACTAACACTAGAAGAACTATATCAAAAAGCATTAGATGATATAGATTTTTTACGAGCAGCTAATCGTGGATTAAAAGAAGAACTAACAATATCAAATGACATCAGATACAAACAACATCTAAAGATAGTAGAACTAGGAGTACCAAGTGGAGCGTATTAATTGGGATACCAATAACACACCAGACTACGACGACGACGATGAGTAAATTCGGTTGGTGTCTTGGTCACGATACAGAGCAGCAGCACAGTAAATGTCCTAAAGAATTTACTAACAACATACAAAACTATACATTGAAATGTGATTGTGAATGCCATGAGCAAAAGTAAACAAAAAGGTACGGCTGCTGAAACAGCAGTGGTTAACTGGTTAGTAAGTAAAGGACGTAAGCATGTCGAACGACGATCTCTTAACGGAGTCAATGATCGAGGTGACATTGCAGGTGTGCCTGGAGTTGTACTTGAAGTAAAGAACTGTGTCAAGATGGAACTATCAGCGTGGTTAAAAGAACTAGAAGTAGAAATGATTAACGACAAAGCTGATACAGGTGTAGTGATTCATAAGAAAAAAGGAACACAAGATGTTGGACTATGGTATGCAACCATGCCAGTAAACATCTGGTTTAAACTAATAGAAGAAGCAGGATACTAATGGATGTACCACCTATTGCTGCAATCATAGAGCATTATGGTGGCAGACTAAGAAGAGACTACGGTAGTTGGCAAAAGATTAAATGCCCTTTCCATAGTGATAGTCACGCATCAGCAGGTGTATCAGTAACAGACAACATCTTTGTATGTCACGGCTGTGGAATTAAAGGCAATGCATTTAACGTAATCAAACTACATGAAGGAGTAAAATACAATGAAGCTATCAAGATCGCAGAAGGTATTACTGGAGAAAGCTACAAATCATTACGAGCAACACCTACCATTGGCAGAAGAATATCTAGCACAACGAGGAATAAGTCTAGAGATAGCGGAAAAGATTCGATTAGGAGTCGTCGCTGATCCACTGCCTGGACAAGAACAATTTATAAATAGATTAGCTATCCCTTACATTACGCCAACAGGCGTAGTTGATATAAGGTTTAGATCAATGGGACCAGAAGAACCTAAGTACATGGGTATGGCAGGAACTTCAACCAGACTATACAATGTAAATGCCTTGCATGTAGCAGGTAATTTTATTGCAGTATGTGAAGGAGAAATAGATGCTATCACTCTTAGTTATTCTTGCGGTATTCCTGCTGTGGGTGTGCCTGGAGCTAATGCTTGGAAACGGCACTACGGACGCTTACTGGCAGACTTTGAGACTATCTATGTGTTTGCTGATGGTGATCAGCCTGGCTCTGATTTTGCAAAGAGTTTAAGTAAAGAGTTTAATAGTGTTATCATTATGCAGATGCCAGATGGTGAGGATGTTAACTCAATGTACTTACGCAATGGATCTGGTTACTTCACAGAAAAGATTGCAGCATGAGTACTAAGCAAGACTTAAAAGAATTAGAAGAACATGAATTAAAACTAAAGGAGTACAACGATGCAAGAGTTCAGCGAGCAAGAGATCAATCACATCTTCCAAGCCCTGATAAACATGGGACTGGAAGTAACCAACGTGAAGTACTCGAACGGATTGACGCTTACGTTAAAGCGACCAGTGCTAAAGTGAAACCACCATTAGAGTTTGAAGCCGCAGTCATAGCCCGCAAAGCTATTGATCTGTTAATTAAAAAGCATGAAGACTATGGACCAACTAACATCTCTGATGCTCCAGGTGGACCATTGAACGGACTAAGTGTAAGACTGCACGACAAGGTAGCAAGACTAAATCATTTACTATCTAATGATAAAGAACCAAAGAACGAAGCTATTGAAGATACATTCATTGACATCCTTAACTATGCCTTAATTGCTTTACTAGTAATTGAAGGCAAGTGGGATAATACTAAGTAGGTACATATGAAAACAGTTGTAGTGATTCCAGATATGCAAGTTCCTTACCATGATCCACGATCAGTACGTGCAGTACAAAACTTTGTAAGTGACTACCAACCAGATGAACTCTTCTGTGTTGGTGATGAAGCAGATAGTCCTGAACCATCACGATGGAACAAAGGATTAGCTGGTGAGTATGAAGGTACATTGCAAGCAGGTCTAGATCGTACTGCTGCTATTATGAAAGAGTTTAAAAACAAACTAGGCGATAAGCCTTTCCACACAATGAGGAGTAACCACGGTGACAGAGTCGAACATTATGTTAAAAGATACGCTCCCGCCCTTGCAAGTCTGCGGGAATTGGAATACTCCAAGCTTTTACATTACAGCGAAAACGAAATTACCTATCACGATAAACTATGGGAGTTTACGCCAGGATGGGTACTGGCACATGGAGATGAAGGCAACATCTCAAGGCAAGCTGGCGGCACGGCTCTGGCTTTGGCTCGCAAGATTGGGTCTTCAGTTGTCTGTGGGCATACGCATCGAGCGGGAATTCAACATGAGCACCAAGGTTACAACGGCAAGATTCACAGTCGTCTCTACGGAGTTGAAGTCGGACACCTTATGGATCTTAGCCAAGCGTCATATCTAAATACTGGTAGTGCTAACTGGCAACAGGCATTTACTATTCTCTACATACGTAGAGGTAACGTAACTCCTGTTGTTGTTCCTATCAATGGACGATCTTTTGTAGTCGAGGGTAAGACGTATGAGTTCTAATGGAATTGTTTATGAGATGTACCATGCCATGGTCAAGCAGATTGGTTCAGAGTTTAAACGTAAATACGCAATGGTTGAACGTGAAGACATTGAACAAGAACTGTGGCTATGGTTTGCTGAACATCCAAACAAAATAGAAGAATGGTTAGCTCTACCTAATCAGAAAGATAGAGATAAACTATTCGCTAGATCACTACGTAATTCAGCATTAGACTATTGCATCAAAGAAAAAGCACATAAGTCTGGTTACAATGCAGAAGATAACTTCTGGTACAACAAGCAGTTCATTAAGCTTATGATTCCTGCTGTACTTAGTGATGACTGGACTAAGTTTAATAACACACTAAGTAACATGGGTCGTACCAGTAAAGCACTAGCAGAGTCAGGTGACTTTATGGCATTTAGTTCTGATGTCAAAGTTGCTTTCGATAAACTAAATGACAGAGAGAAATCATTAGTTCATTTATTTTATGGTGAGCAAGTAGACGGTGCTGAACTACAAGAACGAGTAGATGCTGACAAGTCACAAAAAGCAGTGATGATGGAAGCTAACAGAGCAGTCAACAAAATGGTCAAGATACTTGGTGGTAATCCACCAGTAAAAGATGAAGACTACCTAAGTAATACATAAAAAAATAACCCCTCTTAGGGTGGTAGGTACTAAGTTCATACTCTACTACCCCAGAGGGGATTATAATTTATTATCTATTAAATTTTCTTAGCTTTAATCTGACGACCATCAAGTACTATAGGTGCAGCACCGTTATGCCACACCCAAAAACCAATAGGCATCTTAGGGTTACAGTCAATAGTATGTGACCAGTGAGAATGGTAAGTAGAACCAGCCCAACCAGATGTGTTCTTGTCATCGTGACCAGTCTCATCTAACTGATCTGTACCTGGGTAACGACATAGACGACCACGTAGTACATCTCCAGCACCAGCGGGATACTCAACACGCAGTACTACAGTCCATTCCCATACACCAGTTTCAGGAACTACAAATTTATCTTTACCTTGAAACTTTACATAAGTCCAAGTTTTAGATGGAATAGATTGCTTTGCTTTACCTGATTCATCTTTAAATAAAATACCACTCATAGTGCTAATACTCCCTTTGGGTCTAAGTCTTTGCTTGTGCTCCAGCGAGGTCCATTTCTGAGCTCTACGTGAAGATGGGGACCTGATGAGTTACCTGTATTACCAGATTTTCCGATGACCTGATTTTTGGAAACTTTATCGCCTGGCTTGACCAGCGACTTGCTTAAGTGAGCATAGATAAAGAATGTTCCATCAGGCAAGGCTTCTACAATTTGTACGCCATATGATTTTCCCCAGTTAGCATTAGCAACTACGCCATCAGCAACTGCAAGAACTTCTGTACCTACTGGCACTGCAAAGTCACAGCCCGTGTGGTAACCTTTTGACCACATCTTCCCACGGCGTTTATATTCGCATGTGATCTTTCCATCTTTGATTGGCAAAGCCATTAGTCTTCATCCTCTTCTCTTAATGGTATAGTTACTAGCCACAGAATAAAACCAACCATGATTAAAACTCCTGTAACTTTCTTTGCACTGCCATCTAATGTAAAGTAAGCAATACCGAGTCCGACCAAGGTGTATGTCTCAGCCGTAATTTCTTTAAAGTACTTCTTGATCTTGTTAAACAATTACTTAAGTCTCCTGACTTGAGCTAGTTGACCTACGATTACTGCAGCCACTACGACACCTTGAGATTCTTCTCTTTCTTCTGGTGTCATGTCACTTCCGATAGCCATAATTGCCTCAGCAGCAGCTGCAATCTGTACAATTCCAGGTACATTTTCTAGGTAGGTTGGTAGTTGGATACTAACCTCTTCTAAAAACTGCTCTGTGTCGCTTACAGGGGCAGCAATCGCTATTGTAGGCTCTGGTTCTGGGGTTTCTTCAGGGACTATTTCAGGGGTTGGAGCTTCTATAGGAGTAGGGGAAGGGTCAGGCTCAACTTCTACAACTTCTTCCACAGATTCTGATGGAATAGGAGTTGGCTCTGGTTCAGGTGTAACACTAGGGGTTACTACTGGGACTGGTTCTATGATAGGCTCAGGGGATGGTGATTCACTTTGAGTAGGTTCAGGTATTGGCGTTGGCTCTGGGTCCAAACTTGGTACAACACTTGGGACTGGCTCAGGTTCTACAGTCTCCGTAGGTTCTGGCGTAGGTTCAATAACGACAGGAGTGGGTAACGGAGCAATACCGTTGTAGTATCTGAGTGGACTATCTACTGGTAGTTCATCACTAACGTACGTTGTGTATGGTCCAGCATATCCACCCTCACACCATAGCCTTGGTATTTCACCACGACCATTAAAGAATTGATTACTGTTATCCCATCCAACTTGATACGTACGCTCTTCACCCTGCTCGTTAGCACAGATGATTGTAGTCATTGCTGATTCAGCGAAGGCACCAGTTGGACTGAACACCATTAACGAACCTACAATAAAAGAAACAATCCCTAACTGGATTTTTCTTTTCAATTGTTACTTAGACTTCTTCTCGTTAGCTTTAGCAAATGAGTCATTGATTTCTTTATCATCAAGTCTACCATCACCAAGATAGCCACGAGCTAAAGATTCAGATACAACTGCAACACCCATGATTGCTGCTAGTGCAGCAGACTTCCAAGTATCAATACCCAGTAGTGCACCAGCACCAAGGGTACCCATAACGGATGCAATAACTACAGCTACCATGCGACCTGAGATGTCTTTGATTTGCTTCTTACTCATTTATAGTTTCCTAACTGTTACTAGTAATGTGCCACCAAAGCCACTACTATTTTTATCTGGAGAAGATTCATTACTAAATCTAACTTCTTCAATTACGCCATTATATTTTTCACCAGTACGGTAGTCAGTTACATTAACAAACTTACCTGTCTCTTCAATAGCTTCAATGCGCTGGATATATTCCATAGCACGACCATCGTAGCCAAAGATAGAGTTGTATCTATCCATCTCATTGTCATAACAAGATAGTGGATACTGATACAAACGTTGACGACGTGTAGCTGGCACTGCCTTAATCTGGTAAGCCTCAAGTACTGGTAGTTCTTGGTCATCTGTTACGTTGTTAAATACAAACTTAAGGGATATGTATTCTTGCTTGTTTTCAAGAGTACTAGTCATAAGTACATCTTGATTACTTAGACCCTCGGACAAGATAGCCAGTGAACTTGTAGTTCCATTCTTGTCAATGGTGTACACGGTAACGTTGTCACCTTGACCAGTTGTGCACTGTACGTTTAGGTAACGGAAGAACTTAGGTTCAACCTTGAACGCTTAAGTGAACTATGTTCAACTTGAAGTTCACCAGTTCCATCTTCCTGAACAACCATAACTAAACGATTGTTTAAGTTATATACTTCAGTTGCTTCTGAACTTGATGGTTGTAAGTTTGTCTGATACTCAAGATCGTATGCGTATGCAAAAGTTCCATCATTAAATGATTGAGTTAAGTCAATACGAATTAGTATGGCATTTGTGTAAGCACCAGCATCTGCTTTAGTCGCAGCGTAAATGTATGTACCACGTTCAGTAAATCCATTAACTGGATAAGAAGTTTCAACTAACAAAGGACCAAGAATTAAATCACCATCAGTACCAATTGAACAAATTCTTACTCCCCTATTGGTTCCAACAACTAAGTATCCTAAGTAGAAGTGAATTGCTTTAACTAACTCACCATCAGGAAGGGTAACACTTACAGTTGAACTAGATACGTCTGGAAGTAACGTTCCATTATTTGTGGATGTTGGCGTACCATCAAAAGGTATCTTCCAAATCTCACCGCTATTACCAGCATTTCCTGAAGCGTAAATGTGTGTTTGTCCACCAGCAATGTCATTCCAAACAAAGGTAGAATCAAGGTGAGTTCTGGAGTCATATTGTTTGCCAACAGGTAGTGCCCCACTGTGTGCGTTAGTGTTTCCTTGACTGTCATCCAAAAGATTTAGTACATGATTTTCACCAAAGAAAATAAATCCTTTAGCATACTTAACAAATGCATTTGTAGTAGCACTATGTCTAGCAAATACCACATCAGAATCTAATGTACCAACAGTTCCTCTATGTATAGCACCAGTGCAAGTAGCGTAGTATTTTCCACCAGATGTTGTTACTGAGGTAAATGGGAAATCAGAACCACTATGTCCCTGTGGGTATGAAGTTGCTGTGTGGACATAGTTTGCAGTTGTAGCGGCAGAGTTATCATTAAGGGTAATTCTTTTTAGTACACCATTAGCATCACCAGATACAAGTACATCAGTACCAGCATTGTTGCCAGTAGCAGCATTGATTCCAGCAGCACCTGTGTACGCATGAAATACATCTGGAAGTAATGTAGCTTCTCCAATAGTCCATACATCTATACCGCGACTATCAGCAAACCTATGCGTTACATGCTCCAAGTCTGTGCCTGGTTCATAGAATGAAATACCGCTACCATTATGCCAAGATGTTTGTGAACGTAGCCACCAACCAGTAAGCGATTGCTCGCCAGGTTCTGGACTGTTATCAAACTGATCCTTCTTGTATGGAGCAGTCTCACGACGATATGGATTCTGATTATTAACAGCAACAATAAATGGTAGATCATCAATAACAATATCGTAAGCTATATCAGTTAAATTAAATGTTGCTTCTGTTGATGTAACAGCAAGGTCAATCGGGACATCTTCTGTAATGTCATAAGTAGGCACTTATGCTCCTTAGAATTTAATAATGTAATTGACTACGATGTATGGTTGCAAGTTATTGTGCGCCAATCCGCCACCAGTTGTACCAACCGATGGTTGAGAATCACCAATACCATTGGCTGTAACACCACTACTTCCACTGCCATAATCATTGCCTGAATCAAATACAATTTGACCACTATGATTATGAGCTGGTATTTGTGTTACGTCAAGAGTTACTTCTTTTACTCCACCAGTTTCAGCAAGTGCATCAAACTCTACTTGAGTTGAGTCAAGTCCAACAGGAACTTTACCCTTTAGGTTAGGAACATTAAATGTAGTTGTAGTGTCACCTGCACCATAAGTTGTACCAATTACACCAAATAGCGTTGCATACGTAGTACGTGATATTGCTTGCCCATCACATAAAAAGTAACCACCAGGTATATTGTTACTAGCACCAGCATAAGGAACAATTACACCAGCAGGTACTGCAACAGTAATAGCAGCACTTAACGCATTTAATTGAGTTTGAATAGAAGAAGTAACACCATCTACATAGCTAAGTTCAGTAGATGTTATAGTTCCTACTGAAGTTGTTGATGGTAGTACTACTGTTCCAGTAAATGTAGGACTAACACTAGGTGCTTTAGCATCTATTTGTGTTTGAATGCTAGATGTAACTCCATCAACATAATTAAGTTCAGCAGTAGATGCAAGTACACCATCCATAATATTAAGTTCTGCTGTGCTTGCAGTAATACCATCAAGTACATTTAACTCTGTTGATGTAGCAGTAAGAGTAACATTCTCATTAATTTTTGGTGTAGTTAATGTTTTGTTAGTAAGAGTTTGTGTGTTTGTTGTACCAACTACAGCTCCTGTAGCACCATGAACAGCAGTAGCATCAATGTGGTTCTGTGCATCTTGCAAGTCACGACCAGTAATCATGTGCTTTACTATCTGCCCAGCAGTGTGTGTCTGTGCAGTAGTGCCATCCTGAGCACGAGTAACCTTTAAAGTTGGTGCAGATACACCAGACTGGTCTGCATCAACAGTAATAATTTCTTCAATTGCCGTGTCTGGGTTAAGTACTAAAGTATACGGTGGACTAGGAAGATTAGTTATGTTGTCAAGAGTAATCTGAGTAGCAATGTTAGATACGTTACCTGCTAATGCTTTCTCAGATGCAATGGAAGAGTAATTGCGTGCCATGATTTACCTATCTTGTAAAGTGGATTCTAGTTGGGTTACGATCAGTTAACTTTCGACTTTCTTCAGCAAGTCTCTTGTCATATAATGCAAGTAGATACTTAGCAGTGTTAGTACCAGCACCATAAGAACGACCAGCAATTTGTGACTGTTGATCAGACTCAGCAGAACCAAAGGTCAAACGACCTGGATCTACGAATGAAGCTAGCCGCGCTGAAGCACCAAGAACAATTACATCCTTACAAGATTGCGGTAAGCCAGTAACAATTTCAAAATCATCATCATTATTATCCATTACAACTGGAGCAGAAGTGTAAAATATTTGTACAGTTCTTCCAGGTTCTATGCCAGAGTATAAGCTAATACTATTTTTAGAATTAAAAGCACTAGTGTTAGCCATAGGATCAACACGCCAACCACGAACAGGAAGCCATTCTTTAGATGGACCAGTAGTTTGAAAAGATACTCCAAGTACAGTTTCTACTTCATCTGGTAAAGCATACGTTGATCTAGCTGTTGAGTAAGAAAATGTATGAGTATCAGTAGCATATAGATCTGGAAACACAGCTTGAATAGTATCGTTAATAGCTTCTTTAATATCAACAGATGGGAAGGTAGGAGATACAATTACACGTGTACCAACTGCATGACTAGAAGCAGTTGTACCATTGTAACCACGACCATAGGGAGGGATACTAAGTACACCAGTGTTGCGGTCATATGAATCTACATAAATAAGTTCATCATCAATCTGAATAATACCAGTTGAGATATTAGTGGCAGAAGCAACAGTAATACTAGTAGCCGTTGTATTAACGGCAGCAGTAAGGTGTGTCTGACGATCTTGACGCAGTGTAAAACCTGCTAACTTACGCGATACTTCATCAGTCATTTGACCAAATGTAGCCATTAGTTACCCTTCATTAGTTCATCACGAATTTTCATAAGAAGCTTTCCAAGTTTGTTTTGTCCCTTGCCATTTACTTGACCCCAGAAAGTATCTCCCCAAGTGTTACCTTCAATTAAATCTGCAAAACCAGTATCAACTAACTTCTGTTTTAATTCTGGATTTTGTTGGAACTTTGCACGAAGTCCAGCTTCCATTACTTCTTCACGTATTTTATTCCAATTACTTCTAAGAGTTACTGTTCTACCAATTTTCTTTGCTTCTCCTGCTGTCTTAGCAGCAAGAATTTTTGCACGTTCAGTTGTATTAGTAGTCTTCATTGCTTGGAAAAAATGCTCAACAGTTGGATAAGTTTCATCGCCAAATTTAAAAGAAGATTCACTCATATTAGAAAGAAAAGAACTTTCTCCTCTAAAAGAATTAATTGGTTTTAAATCACCGCTATTATAAATATCTTTTAATTCAGAAAAATCTGATTCATGTGCTTGTTCAAAACTAGTTTCTTTAAGTAATTGATTATGTTCTGTCCAGTCATTATTATTTAATGCATCTAATTCAGATTCATAAAGTTCATCAACATTATCTTCAGTTAATTTAACAGTAGATGTACTTTTAGATGTTGATTTAGAAGAAAGTGGTTTTATATTATTTACATTCCATGGATCAAACTGTTGCATGTATTCTTGAATAGCACTTCGACCAGATTCTTTAAGCTCACTTGCCGTACCTATGCCAGCAAAGTTTTTAAATTTAGGTGGAATACCATCTAGTTCGTCCCATTCTTTAGACTTTGGATTATACTTAAACCACTTAGATGCGTTTTGTTCAAAAACAAATACTGGTTTATCTAGAATAATTCCCATTTCAACAGCCCAAGGAGTACCCCTGCCACCTACAGTAACTCGTGTTTCATCAGCAATTTTTGTCCACCCACTTGCAACGGCAAGAACTGCATCTGAGTCTTTAACTTGGTAAGCATTTCTATGCACAAGTTTTCCACCAGCAGATGATGTACCTGCTCGCTTACCTAAAACGCTACCTGCATCATTAACAAGTTTTGTTTGTTGACGTAATTGTTCTTCAGTTAAATCATTTCTAACTTCAAGTGCTGGTCGTTTACCAACAAAACCAGAAGCAGTACCAAGAGATTCATGTCCCTTAAAACTATGAGCCATAGTCTTTATGCCTACTAAATCAGCAGCTTCAGCCCATGCAGTATCAGCACCTTTAGCACCACCTGAGTGGACAGTAACATCTGAAACACTAGATATGGTTGATGTAGCTGGAGACACATCATCTACAGTTGTAGGTAATCCAGAATCTTTTTCCATTTTTTTAATTCTGTCTGCTAAAGTTTTACCTTCTTGCTTAAGCTTGTTACGTTTTTCAAAATCTTTAGCTGGAGTATTAGACCATTGTTCACGAAGTTTTTCTAAATCTTTTTTGGATTGATCTAAATTAAACCTTGTAGTTTTAGGTGCAGTCTTAGATGCTTCTTTTAAATCAAGTTTATTTAATTCGTTATATAATTTTCCAGACTGTGCGCGTTCTTCTTCTGTTAATTTTTTACGAAGAGATTTAAATTCAGTATCATACTTATCTATTTCTGCCTGTACTTTAACTCGCTCATCTTTAGGAAGTGAATTCTTTTTGCGAGACAACTTATCCATTTTATTTTGCAACCACGCAGCACGATCAACACGTGGAGATATGCTAAGTTCAGATGGAAGTGCAGTTCTTTCGGTCATGCTACTTTCAAATTCAAGTTCACCAGTCTTGCGATTAATAACAGTAACTTTGCCAGCTTCTTCTGGAAGTGTTAATGTTTCTGGAAGTTCAGCATTAACTTTATCTACAACTGCTTGTTCTTCTGGTGTTAACTTTTGTTTTGGGGCTGGTTTTATATCATCTTGTTTTAGTTTTGTTCTAGCTTCAAAACGATCTTCAGCAATTTCTTTTGCGGTCTTATCGGATCCAGTACCGTAGTATTTAGATTCTTGTTTTGTTGTCCAACCAAATTCATCTGCGTCACTAAATTGTCTAAATGGAGCAGGACCTGATTCAAATGTATCTAGTGGTGGCTTCTCAGGAACAAAACCAGTTTCTGGTTCTGGCTCTGTAATCTTTTTAAAGCGAGCTTCGCTCATAGGTCTAGTTGGATTCTCAGCTAAAGACAATCCAGTATCACGAATAGACTTAGCTTCTTCTGCGGTACGTAAAGCTACCTTCTTTGCTACTTCTGACACGGCTTCATTAGCAGCAACTTTTTCAGCATCAACAATAACTTTACCTAAAGCTTTACTACTAAATGTAAGTAGTTTTGCTGGAGGAATAAAAAATGTAGCAGCAGTAATACCTACATTAAGAGCATCGCCCCATGTTCCTTTGCCACTAGCAATTTTTTCTATTGACTTAACACCAAATAAAAAGTCAGCAACTTCCCATGCTACGCCTTTAGATTCCTCAACAATGTGAGTACCACGATACTCATCTGTTGGTGGTGTTATTCGGTTAGCCATTTATTTTTTCTTTCGAGTAGCTGCCATGTTGTCAATTAAATTTGGATAAGGTCGTCCAGCTTTTTTAGCACGAGCTTTAGCTTTAGCCTTTTGTTCTGGTGTTAATGCTTTAGATTTCTTTTTAGGATTTGGTTTATCCCATACTTGTTTCTTTACCATTTAACTTTATCTGCCCAGTATGCTGCTGACATTTTACCTTTAGCAATATTTTTAGCGTGACGGGCTTTAACCGAATCCGGTCTTTTCGTAGGTTGTCTATCAAAAGTCACACCAAGTTGTCCAAAGCGGATAGTTTTAACGACTTTTTTGGGTGGCTAGGTGTACGCTTTGGCTTGTTATAGCCAGAAACACCTGCACGTGCTAAACGTGGGTCCTTCTTTGCTACCATAATTTTTTACTTCATTCCTTTTTTGTACATTTTCATCATCATTGCTTTCTTATCTTCTTTTTTAGCAACGACTTTCTTTGCAACTTTCTTAGCTACTGCTTTTTTTACTGGTTTCATAGCCATGTTACTTACCCTTCTTGGTTGACTTAGGCATAGCAGGAACTGCTGGCACCTTCGGCATGTTGTAGTTTACTTTGTCAATACCTTTGTAAGAGCCTGGCATTGTAGGCATTTCGTGATCGTAGTTAACGTGATTACATCCACATGAAGCACACATGGTTATCTCCTTTATAAAGCAGAACCAAATGCGTGTCCTGTTTTGTTACTTACATCTACTGCTTTCTGAATCTGTGCAGTAGAAGTTCCGTCTGGTTGTATACCCTGAGCGCGAGCATCACGGTAAGCTTTAAGTTCGTTGTTCCATTTCTTGTTGGTCCAACCATTGTTAACTAGATTACCGTTAGCATCACCAGTTGACATCTGTATGTTAGAAGCTCTTAGACAATCTCCCCAAGAGTCATGGTCTTGAGTAGGACATCCAGTTCTACAAGCCATTCTTATAATCCTTTACAGTCTGAGTCATAATAAACTCATAGTTCTTAATCAAACGCTCTTCAGTAGGATTTAGATCAACTGCTTTGCGTGCGTATCTTTTAGCAGAACCCTTCTTGCCTAAGTTCCAACATGCGATAGATAACAAGTCATACATTCTCCAAGGCATTGACTGATCAGCTACATAGTGATTGTAAGATTCATTAGATAGTTCAGTTACTTTCATTGCTGCTTGATAGCAATGATTCCACATCTTACGTTCATAGTAATAGAATGCCATAGGCATCCAAGCTTCTAGATCTAATGGTGCTTCTTCAACATTGCGTTGATACCAGTAAAGACCTTCACGATCATTACCTAACTTGCAGTAGGCTTCACCCATACCACGCCAAGTCTGAGCACGTTCAACATTCCATCCTGGAATATCTTCTAGCTTCTTACCTACATCAATAAGTTCTTGCCACATACCCTTAAAGTAATACTCACGGGCTAAGTAAACAATCATTCGATGATCCGTAGGATCTTCTTGATGTCCTAGTTCTAGTAGTGACAGATAGTTACTACGAGGTTTATCGTTATCAGGTTGATGAGATACTAGTGACTCTACTATAATAAGTTTATCTAAACTTTTATCAATAGGTTCTATAACTTCGTGGCAAGGATACCGCCACTTGTAATTATGTCTAGCATGAATACGATTATTGTTAGCCCAGATGTTACCTGTGTCCCACATAACCCAAGCTCTACCAGTGTCAGGCTTCCAGCCTTTACGCAGTAGATCAAAGAAGTTAGGATCAGGAACTTCATCCATGTCCAAGGAAACACAAATGTCTACGTCAGATGGTACTAAATCTAGTGCCATATTTCGTGCCACATCAAACCTAAAGTCGCTTAGCGTGGCTCTGTGGGCTTCTATGCCGTACTGTAGGAGTAGGTCATAAGTGTTATCTTCTGATCCTGTATCTAGGACAATTCGGACATCAGCACCTTTAGTTACTTCTGCCCATTGTTTAACATGTTTAGCTTCATTTTTAGCTATAGCGTATACCGCTATCTTCATGTACCTAAAGCCTTTTCTAATCTTTCTAGATCTTGGTAATAGCTATCTCGTATGTACTCACCAAATGCGTGCTTATCTTTTTGTGTAATAGCAGCAGTGTTGCTTTCGTATGTTTCATCCTTTGGTGCTTTACCATTCATCCAATGTAGATGTTCCATGTTTACATCTCTAAAGTAATGCAGTGAATTTATTGACTCACCCATTAACTTCCAGAAATCATCTGCATAAGAGTGGAATAAAGTAGGTGGGCACCAGAACCCTAGTATCTTAGTAATGTTAGTAGATATCATTATCTTGGTAGGAAGTAACTGTCCTTGGATACCATCATTGCCGTATGATAATCCATAACCAATACGCTTGATTGGTTCGTATAAGATTTTATCCCAACCATCTGTTTGTACCAGACAGTCATCATCTATACCAGTAATAGTTTCATACTTGTCTAGGTACTGTGGTACAATAGTGTTGAACTTACCATTGACACCATGGTGACTATCAACTACGTGAGTAGTTACACCATCTATCTCAGGGTATAAGTCCTTCTGGTCTTCGTTGATAATCAGAGCAAAGTCAGATATTTTGCTGACTTTTTTAAGTGCATCAAATGCACGTACCGCATTGGCTGGTCTTGACCGAGAGCCAATAATAACAAGATTAGTATTAACCATGCTATTATCCTAGCACACTATGGACGTAGTGAGGATTTATTAATAGCTACACCCTTACAACAGTCTGCGTATGATTCACAGTCCTGTGTTGGGCAACCTGTTCTACAAGCCATTACCATTTTCCTATCGGACAAGTTGCTAATTCAAGCTTTACTTTTTGATTCATAATACATCCACACTCTTTACATATTCCAGCAATTAAAGAAGGACAATTGTAACAAATAGAGAGTCTATCAGTAGCAATTTCATCTATACTTCTTGGATACTTATTTTTATTTAATAGATGCCATGGCTTACTTGTCATTTTTATTTTCTTACCATCTTTGATCTGGACAAGTAGCGTGAGGATTAGTGTGTAAAGTTTTACCTGGACAACTACATTTAGAACAAGTTGTAGTTTCTGGAACCCAGAATGGACACTCAAGACAAATAAGTACACGGCTTTCAATGGTTATTGAGTTCTTGTAATATGGTTCTATTTCCCACTTAAAAGTATCTTCATTCCAAAAGTATGGAAGTGGTTGCCATTCTACTGGTTCTGGTAATGGAGCTTCCCATTTTCCAGTTTCTAAATTTAATGTCCAAGATGCATAGGGCTTATCAGTAAGAAACATATCCAACTCTTGGTCGTATTTCATTCCTGCATTAGCGTAATTTCCACGTATATTCCCATTAAAAGAAGTACGCAAGCAACGCTTGCCATATTCTTCAGAGTAATACTCTTCAGGACTTTTGCCGTCTATAAGATTGTTTTCATCTTCTCCAACAAATACCTGTACAACAATATTGTTTTCATCAAGTAGTGCATAATGAGCCATAATTAAGTTACCAAATTTCCGTTAGCCGTAAATGTATGATAAGTATATCCACCTGATGAAGTGATTGTACCACCAGTTCCTTTTTGTGCACCAAGGTAACGAACTATAACAATACCAGAACCACCAGTAGCATTACCACCAGCACCATTACCAGTATTAGCAGCACCATTAGAAGCACCAGTACAGTTATTCATTCCACGTCCACCAGAGGCATAAACAGTTCCAAGTGATTTCCAGTTAAAACCACCTCCACCATTTCCGTGGGTAGAACATCCAGCAGCAGCACTGCCACCTCCAGTGGCACCACCACCACCGCCTCCTGCAGCACAACAAGCGGTACAAAAAGCACCGCCGCCTCCGCCGTGACCATTTCCAGAAGTTCCACCAACAATACCTGATGAACTATATCCACCAACTGCAGTGTATCCAAATGCAGTGCTAGAACCAGCCCTAGCAGCATATGAACCAGCACCAATAGTTATTGGGTATGTTTGAGCCAGACCAATGGTGATACTTAAATCTTGTGTCTGACCACTTCCACCACCGCCAGAGTAACAGCCGTCACCACTACCTCCGCCCCCGCCTCCAACTATTAAAAGTTCAGCAGCAAAAGAAGTGGATGAAGACTGGTCCCAGACTTTACTTCCTTTTGGAGTTCCCTGAGCAATGGTTGATTTACTTACTTGACGTACAGCCATTAGGTAATCTCCGTACCGTAGATTCCAAACGATAGGTTGGCACTTAATGCATAAACAGTAATTACATCTGTTGTTGCTAAGGTTACGCCAATAGTTAGAACAGTTGTATCGTTTGCAGCAATAGCAACATCATACGCCAAGTAATGTAGATTTGCTAAAGTAGCACCTCCAGGACGAACAGAAATTCGGTAAGAACTAGCACTAGTACCACGA